GATTAACTCAGTTAGGAATACAGTTATGGCTGTAGCCAACAAAAACAACTACGGCTACATTTCTCCTCAAGATTTCAATTTGTATTGCTTACAGGCACAAATGGATATTTTTGAAGATTATTTTTATCAATATAATAATTGGATAAACAGAGAAAATGCAAGAACATCAGGAACAGGTTATGCTGATGTAATAAAAAATTTAGAAGAAGTTATAGATACTTTTTCTGCTACAGCTTATTTAGCTCAACCAACAGCTAACGTAAACAGTCAATATAATTTGCCTGCAGATTATTATTTAATAAATAAATTATTCTATTATCCAACTTTAAAAGTTAGTGGGACGACCACTGGTGTTAATGGTTATGAGTTAATTGATGCTACTCAAACTTTTACAACTTCAGTAGCGGTAGGTGACATAATAACAAATACCACTGACAATACCTTTGCATATATTACAGGCATAACAAATAACACTACTTTAGTTATTAGCGAAAATATTATGGCAAATGCAGAGACATATAGTATATACAATCAATACAATATAACAGAGGTAGAAAGGGTAAATCAAAATAAATTATTTTATTTAACAAGTTCTAATCTTACTTATCCTACTACGCAATATCCTGCGTATGTTTTAGGGGGAGCGAGTTCTAATATAAGTCCTGGTAATATTGGTAATACAGTTACTGTATATCCTAATACTATTATTCAAGGTGGAGCAATACAAGCACAATATATTAGATACCCTTTAGCTCCAAATTGGACTTATTTAGATACATCAGGTAATGACCCTATATTTAATCCAGGGGCGGCAGATTATCAAAACTTTGAACTACCATCTTCAGATGAGCCTAATTTAGTAGCTAAAATATTACAATACATAGGTATTGAAATAAGAGAAGACATGGTAGTTAAATTTGGACAACAAGAAGAAATAATCGATACACAAGAAACAAGTTAAGATGGCATATATAAATCAATATCAATATTATACTAACAGCGGTAATGCTCCTTCAGATGAAAATTGGGGGTCGTATCAGTATGTTTCACTACAAGATATAGTGAATAATTTTATGTTAATGTATCAAGGAAATCATGAATTAATAAACAACATTAACCGATTCCAAGTATTGTTTTATGCTAAGCGTGGTATTCAAGAATTGAATTATGACGCAATGAAAGAAATTAAAATCTTACAGTTAGATATAGGTAATCAGTCTAGGTTTATTCTACCTGCTGATTATGTAAACTGGGTAAGAATATCGCAGTTTAGAAATGGAATATTATATCCTTTAAGCGAAAACATACAAACAAATTGGAGCTCTGCGTATCTACAAGACAATAAAAGTAATATTTTATTTGACCAAGACGGGAATGTATTAAGACCAGAGGATTCTCAAGTGGATATGAGTAGAGGAAAAGTAGGAATATATTTAAATGACAGAAGTATTTTTAATAATTGTGAAGGAATATGTATAGATGGAAATTGGTATTTTGATTATTCAGTTGGAGCTCGTTTTGGTTTAAACACTGAAACAGCTAATGTTAATCCTACTTTTAAAGTGGATAAAAAAGCAGGTGTAATTAATTTTAGTTCTTTAGGAGGAGACGCTTCTATAGTTTTGGAATATGTTTCTGATGGTATGGAAAATGGGGATGATTCTAAAATTAGTGTAAACAAATTGTTTGAAGAATATATATATGCACATATTAAATATTCTATTTTGAACAGCAGATTAGGAGTACAAGAATATGTGGTAAGGAGAGCACAAAAAGATAAGTCTTCTTTATTGCGTAATGCAAAAATAAGATTAAGTAATATACATCCTGGTCGTCTTTTAATGAATTTAAGAGGGCAGGATAAATGGATAAAGTAATATGCCTATAGTAACCACGAATTTTATTAGAGGACGGATGAATAAATCCGTAGATGAAAGACTACTTCCTCCAGGGGAGTATGTGGATGCTATGAACTTAAGATTAGGTTCTACTGAAACCACTGAAGTTGGAGCTGTAGAAAATAGTCGAGGAAACACTCAATTAACAACATTAGCATATAATAACGTTACCCTTTCAGCTAACGCTAAATGTATAGGAGCTTATGAAGACCATGCAAATGAAACTGTTTATTGGTTTATATCTGACCCAGCTTATAATGGTAGTGATAAATTAGATTTAATTGTATCTTATAATACTAATTCAAGTTCATTAAGGTATCATGTTATTACTTTTGACACTTTAAATTTTGACCCTTTATATTTAATTACTGCGGTAGAGAAAATAGAAGACTTACTATTTTTTAGTGATAATTTAAATCCA